CTTTGAGGCTGCAGATATGCCTGTGCCACCCACCCCGGTGTGCGTAGTATGCATGAATATCTACACAGATGGGAAAAATCAAGTGTTAACCACAAGGGTAACTGATGCAATTAACCGTTACTAGTATAGGGTGATAGGTGTGGTGGGGGTGGTTATACAACTAATTGTAAATATATGTTGCATAAATATCACAACTATGATATAATCGTACATGAAATAAAAAAAATGCACTTGACAAAAGTGCTGAGTGGGGGTATAACTACACTTAAATGAAACACTTAAATGTATAATAACTTAATTATTAAAAAACACTTATATGATACACTTAAATGTAGTAAAGAATAGAATCCTCCGTAAGTTAAATTAAATTCGTGCTTGACAATGTCTAAAAAATCAGTACAACTATATGTACCAGAGAATATGCTTGACGCATTTTACGATGCTGTTCGTGATAATAAACTAAAAGACTTACATATTCCTCATAGTTCTGTGTTTTATGTACGTGCTGCGATAGAAGCGAAGACAGGTATACGATATACATTGAAGCACGTAGAAAATGCAATGAAACATGAAGGGATGTTAGACGATGTTTGAAGCGTTTGTCCTTGTATGCTTAATGGGTACTACCAATATATGCCATACTTTAGAAGATTTAGAAGGACCATACAAAACAGAAAAAGAATGTACAACTAGAGCGTATGAAATAGCTGTAGAGTTACCATCATATATGCCAAACTTTTATGCTTTTAAATATAAATGTATGGTTGAAAAAGGCAAGATTAAAACAACATGGCAGAAAAAAGAAAAAAACCTACTAAGCGTGGAGGATTAAAAGGATTCACTCAAAAGAGTGGAGATATGCGACCCACTAAAACTGGTGCAGGGATGACCAAGAAAGGTGTCGCTAAATATAGAAGGCAAAACCCGGGCAGTAAACTAAAAACAGCAGTTACAGAAAAATCACCATCTAAAGCTAGAGCAGCACGAAGAAAGTCCTTTTGTGCAAGAAGTGCAGGTCAGATGAAAAAATTCCCTAAAGCTGCAAAAGACCCGAATAGCCGATTAAGACAAGCTAGAAGAAGATGGAGATGTTAACATGGCTGAATCATATTTAGAAAAAAGAAAACGTATATTAGCACAACAAAAGAAACGAGCTGCTGAAAGAAAGAAAAAAGCAGCTAAAACAATAGGTTCTGAAAAGGATATTGTTAGAACTCGTGCTAAGAAAAAACCAACAAGCAAACTTGCTGCATTACCTTTATCAGGTAAAAGCACAAGAATGAGAAAGTCTAAATCTAGACTAAACCCTTCCGTAGATTATTCTAAAACACCAAAAGCTCCTAAAGGAACTATTAAAAGAGGTTCTCTTGGTGCAAGGAACATACCAACAGGCAAAGCTCCAACAACTAAAAATATAACTAAAAGTGCATTAGGTGCTAGAACACCTGCAAAGAAAAAAGAAGAGTTTTCTTCTTTTGGTGCTGCCTTCCGTGCTGCTCGAAAGAGATTAGGCACAGGTAAAACTTTTACATATAAAGGTAAAAAGTATAGTACAGTAACTAAAGCTGACTTAAAAGGTATGTCTTTAAGAGATTATCTTAACAAACTAAGAAAGAAGGGAAAGTAAAATGGCAGTAGGAAGTTTATTATCTAAAATAGTTAGAAAAAAAAGAACCTTAAAAGATAGAACTAGAGAAACCAAAGGGAAAACTAAATCTAAAAGGTTTGAAGAAATAAAAAAGAAAGCTGATGAAGCTGATAAGAAAAAAGCAGACAAGGCTGATAAAAAAGCTAGTTCACCTAAAATGGCTGCAGAAAAGAAAGCTGCAAGACCTGCTAGGGGAGATGCAAAAGACGCAAAGAAACTAGATACTCCTAGAATTAAAGAACTAGAAAAGGTAAAGAAAAGTATTGGACAAGACCAAATAGGTAAAATCAATAGATTATTTTCTCAAAAAGCTGAAGGTAACTTTAAAGGTAAACAACAAATGGCTTTAGCTTCAAAACCTGCAAAGGGATTTGACGCTGCGGCAGACAAGGTTAAAGATTTATATGATACAATTAAATCAGGTAAATATACACAACAACAATATAGAAACTTTGTAGATGCTCAAGCTAGAGTTAGAGATGCCATGCTCAGAAGAGGGGATGTTAATTTAGCAAAGAACAAAAATCTTACAAAAGCTATGTTAAACATTAAACCTAGAAATCCTGCAGATTTTAAAGGAGCAGAGAAAAAAGGTTTAACTGCAAAAGAACTTGCAGAAAAACTAAAAAAGTTAAGAGCAAATAAAGCTAAAGGTGGCATGGGATTAAAAATGCCTAGTGCTGACCAAGTAGGTCTCAAGAAACTACCAACAGAAGTACGTAACAAGATGGGTTATATGTATGGTGGTGGAATGGGTAAGAAACCAAGAATGAGTAAGATGGATTATCGCAAAGGTGGTATGGTCATTATTGCTCTTGACTTGAAAAAGAAAGGAAAAAAATAATGGCTAAAGGTAAAGGTAAAACACCTACTAAAAAACAATTACTAAGTCCAAAACTAGATGGTATGGGATTTAGTAATGAAGAAATAATGGATGGTTTAATTAAACATAAACTGATTACTGATGAAGATATGAAGATGATGTTTAGTAAAAAGAAGCCTACCCCTAAACCTATAGGTAAAAAGATTAGGGTACAAAAACCGAGAATGTTAGCAAGTAAAGGAGGAACAACTATGCCAATGCACGGAAAAAAGAAATCTAAAATGATGGCTCGTGGAGGAATGAAGAAAAAATCTAAAATGATGGCTAGAGGTGGAATGAAAAAGACCAAGAGCTATGCAAGAGGTGGAGCTGCAAGACGTAGATAATGTCTTATCTCATAAGTAACGTACCCCATTTTAAATGTTGGGTACGAAGAGAGTTCACCTGTAATCATCAAAAGTATCATGGTGAGTTCCTTCATGCGTTAGCTTTTGCAGTCAATACCATACCTGATAGGTCATTAAGTTTTCAGGTAGTCTTTACAGGTTGTGAAGAAAAGAACAATGTACATGGTGGTGCTATGTGGGCAAGAATGCCCATACAGGCACTCGTGGCAGATATACCTGTAGACGAATGGGCAGAACCAATGGAAGACCATCTATGTCAACCTTGGGATTGCGAATCTAGAAATCATAGTGTAGTAGTTATGGATAGAGTTAGTTCTTCTCCGTGGCTATGTAAGATAGATAATCAGTTCTTTACTGCTAAATATATGTTCACTGTAGATTACACTGACCATGAAATAGCAGATGACCCTGCACAACATAAACAATCACACGTAATGTATTTGTTGGATGCAGGAAAGTGGACAGGCAATATAGTTGCATTACCAAATAACAGAGTTAGAGCAACAAGTCCTGCATTATGGGTTACAGGCGAAGGTGCTCCTGACTTCACTCCTTCACAGTGGACACACTCAGCAGAAGCACATGAGTCGTATCTAGACCCTTTTACAACATTTAACAATCTATATTCCGATGGTAGCCAAGTTAGAAACAATAAGAAAAAAAATAAGAAGTAAAAAGAAACTTGGCTTCTCTGAAAGAGCACGAGCAGTAAGCAAGGGATTGTTACCATCAAAGGCAAAGAAAAATGGCAGTAAAAAGAAAAAGTAAAAGCACAGTAAACAAAGCAGGTAATTATACAAAACCTGCTTTGCGTAAAAGAATATTTAACAGAATAAAAGCAGGTGGTAAAGGTGGAGCTCCGGGTCAATGGTCTGCACGTAAAGCACAGATGATGGCTAAAGCCTACAAGAAAGCAGGTGGAGGATATAGAAACTAATGCCACATTATACTAGACCATTAAAAACAGTTATAGGTAAATTAAAGAAAGCATCTAAGGCTCATGCAGGTCAAGCGAAAACTTTAACGAAGATAATGAAAGACCAAAAGAAGGGATATAAAAAAGTTGTTAAGAAGAAAAAAAAGAGACCCTAAAGTTGGAACAGGCAAAAAACCAAAAGGCAGTGGCAGAAGACTGTATACGGATGAAAACCCTAAAGACACAGTTGGCATCAAGTTTGCCACCCCTGCAGATGCAAGAGCCACAGTTGCAAAAGTTAAAAAGGTTAATAAGCCATATGCGAGAAAGATACAGATACTTACAGTCGGTGAGCAAAGAGCTAAAGTAATGAAGAAGACTGAAGTTGTTAGCATATTTAAAAAAGCAAAAGAAAGTTTAAAAAGAGCAAATGACCGAAAAAAGAAAAAGATGTGACACTTGTGAATGTTATGATTGTGACACAGAAGAGTGTAACTGCGATTGTCATGAGCAAGAAGACGAGGTGTTAGGAGCACCTGTATGATTGAGTTTGTGTTAGTGTTTATGATGGGAGTAAGAGTAATAGACCAAACACAAACTTTCCAAGACATAGATAGATGTTTATATTTTGCACAGAGACTACATAGACAGCCACCCATACCACAAAAGGAAGGACCTAATTTACGTATAACTGCATATTGTAAGCCAAAAAGGAAAAGATAATGTTAGCAGAACTTGCCGCAGCAAATGCAGCTTTCGGAGTAATAAAAAATTTTATATCTAATGGAAAAGAACTTTCAGGTTGTGTAAAACAGATATCTGATTTTGTATTCTCAAAAGAACAGTTAGAAAAGAAGGCAAGTAAGAAAAAAGCAAGTGGTGGTGGTGGAGACTTAGAAGAGTTCATGGCTCTTGAACAGATAAGAGAGAAAGAAGAAGAACTCAAGAAGATAATGATTTATCTAGGAAGACCCGGACTTTGGCAAGATTGGCAAAGATTTCAAGCAGAGGCTAGAAAGTCAAGAAGATATGCAGAGAAGATGGCAGAAAAGCGTAGACAAGAATTAATAGAATACGTAGGATATGGAATAGCTTTTATCTTCATATTATTTTTTGCAGGAATATTAGCATGGCTACTAGCAAAATGGATGGGTAAACTATAATGGCATTAAAAAAATCACAGAGGTCACTAGTTGCGTGGACAAAACAAAAATGGCGAACAAAGTCTGGTAAACCTAGTACACAGGGGAGTAAAGCAACTGGTGAGCGTTATCTACCTGAAAAAGCAATTAAGGCTTTATCTCCCTCTGAATACGCCGCCTCTTCGGCTGCTAAACGCAAAGCGACTAAGAGAGGTAAACAATTTTCTAAACAACCCAGCAAGATTGCAAAGAAAACATCAAGATTTCGTAAATACAGCTAAGTTAAAAGAAAACTTAAAACAAGAAAGAATAAGAGAGAAGATAGCAAATGATACAAGCATTAATAGGACCAATAGCAAACCTCGCAGGAACGTGGTTTCAAAACAAAATAGAAAAAACAAAGGCAGATGGACAAGCTAAAGTTGCAGAGGCAAAAGCTCGTGCTACTGTTGCAGAGAAAGTCGCAACAGGTCAAGTGGAGTGGGAAGGCAAGATGGCAGATGCTACTGTGGATAGTTGGAAAGACGAGTTCGCTTTAGTAGTCCTATTAGCTCCTGCTATATTAGTCTTCATACCCGGAATGAGAGAGTATGTAAAAGAAGGCTTTGAGATATTAGCTACATTACCTGATTGGTATCAGTATTTATTATATATAGCTATATCTGCGTCTTTTGGTATCAAAGGTGTAGGACAAGCAGCTAAGATGTTGAAACGCAAATGAGTTGGAAAGCCTTGACATTTTTAAAGATTTCTGCTATAACCTGTAAGATAGGGAACTATTTTTGGCATCTACACGTAAAAGAAATACGTAAAAAACAATTAGAATTAGGACTTAGAAGATGAACATAAATACATTAAGAGAAGAAATTGAGGCAGATGAGGGTGTAAAATATGAACTGTACTATTGTTCAGAAAATCATTTGACTGGAGGCATTGGGCATCTTATCAC